AGCGTAAAAAAATTTATAAATTCATCAAGTATTTTAGATATTAATTCAACCTCAAGAGTATTCTTTCTTCAGGAAATTGAAGATGAAAGGTATGAACTTATCTTTGGTGATGGTATTTTTGGTGAAAAATTGACTGAAAATAATTACATTGATGTTTCGTACTTAATTTGCAATGGTTCTTCAGCAAACGGATGTTCACTTTTTAATTTTGTTGGTATTTTAATTGATGATAAACAAAGAACAGTAAATCAAAATGTTTCATTAATTACAACAAATAATAGTTCTTCAAGTGGTTCGGAAATTGAATCAATCAATTCAATTCGTAATTTTGCTCCAAGATCATATTCATCTCAGAACAGAGCCGTCACTGCATCTGATTATGAAATAATCATTCCAAAAATATATGATGAGGCTGAATCTGTAGTTGCATATGGAGGAGAAGAATTAAATCCCCCACAATATGGAAAAGTTTTTGTTGTAATAAAGCCTTTATATAGTTCATTCTTATCAAATGCACTTAAAGATAATATAAAAAATGAACTTAGAAAATATTCTGTTGCTGGAATAATTCCCGAAATAGTTGATTTAAAATATCTTTATATTGAACTCGATTCAAACGTTTACTATAACTCAAATTCATCTTTGAATATTGAAGCAACCAAAACAAAAATTATCAACAATATTACGAGTTATGCCAATTCTGAAGAATTAAATAAATATGGTGCAAGATTTAAATATAGTAAATATCAAAGTTTGATAGACAATAGCGATTCTTCTGTTACATCAAACATTACAAGAGTTCAAATACGCAGAAATTTAAAAGTATCTACTAACTCTTTCGCTGAATATGAAATTTGTTTTAAAAATCAATTTCATATTAAAAATATAAACGGTTATAATATTAAATCCTCTGGATTTAAAGTATCTGGAATATCAAAAACTGTTTATTTTGGAGATGTTCCAGATTCAAATTTAAATAAAGGAACTATATTTTTATTTTATTTGAATTCAGAAACTCAACCAATAAAAATTAAAAATTCTATTGGAACCATTGATTATGATACTGGTGAAATTTTGACAAATCCATTAAAGATTATCTCTTCAGAAAAAAATGAAGATGGAACTCCAATTATAGAAGTTTCTGCCATACCAGAATCTAATGATATTTTGGGAATACAAGATCTTTATTTGCAGATAGATATTAATAAGTTAAATATATCTTTGATTTCTGATAATATAGAATCTGGTTCAGATACTTCAGGGTCAAACTATATTACATCTTCAAGTTACACCAATGGAGTTTTAGTAAGAAATTAATATATGGAAAATACTAGAATTAAAATTAGTTCTATCGTAGAAAGTCAGCTTCCTCTTTTTGTGAGGGAGGATTATCCTCTTGTTGCAGAACTTCTTACTGAATATTATAGATCATTAGAATTTAAAGGTTCTTCATATGACCTATTGCAAAATATTGATCAATATGTAAAGGTAAATAATTTATCAAATTTAGTAGAAAATACAACTCTTACATCGGACATTGATTTGATAGCTGATGTCATTTATGTAGACAATACTGAAGGTTTTCCAAATACATATGGATTGATTTATATTGACAGTGAGATTATTCTTTACAAATCTAAAACTCCAACCTCATTCAATGAATGTATTAGAGGATTTAGTGGTATCACTGAATTTTCAGTAGGGAATACTGAAGATTTCTCTTTCAATGCTACGGAAAGAGAAAGTCATATTTCAGAGACATTAGTTGTAAATTTAAGTTCTTTATTTCTAAAAGAATTTTTTCTGAAGACTAAAAAACAATTTTTGCCTGGATTTGATGGAAGGGAATTGTATGAGAATTTAAATGAAAATTTATTTTTAAAGCAATCAAAGGATTTTTATACATCAAAAGGGACCGACAAATCATTTGAGATTTTATTTCGAGTCTTATATGGTAAAAATGTTGATGTTATTTTACCAAAAGATTATTTAATAAAACCTTCAAATGCAGAGTATAGAGTAACAAGGAATATTGTTGTAGAGTCAATAGAAGGTGATGTTGAATTATTAAAAAATAAAACAATATTTCAAGATAAATATGAGACCATTCCAAAATCTTTTGGAACTGTTGTAGATATTGAAAAATTAATAAAAAATGAAAAGGAATACTATATTTTAAAGTTAGACTATGATTTTGATAAAGATATAAGCGTTTCTGGTTCAATTTTTGGTGAATTAAAAATTCACCCAAAAACTAAAATTATTGATGATTTAATAATCAATTCAGATACAATAATTGTAGATTCAACTTTAGGTTTTTCTTCATATGGAACTTTATCAATTAAAGGTAACTCTGATTATATTTTAGTTACATATAATGGAAAAACTGTTAATCAATTTTTAAATTGTTCTGGAATTGTAGAAAACTTTACTTCAGGAACAGAGATTTATGAAAATGTATATGCATATGGTTATTCAAAGATAAATGGTATAAAACAAAAAATAAAATTTAGAATTAATGGTGTTTTATCTGATATTGAATTACCAGATAATACTTTTTACTACCAAAAAGATGATACTGGAAGAATTATAACTCTTGGGTATAACGAAAATTCATTTAAAGATAATAATTGGATTTTTAATAAAACTGTAAGATGTAATGTTAAAAATTTTACTCCAGATGGAAATTTTACATATAATATAGAAACATATGATGATAATGGAATTTATTCTGGAGATTCTGTTGAAATAGAATATTTAAATCAAACTAATGGAAGTAGAGAAACTTTAATATCTCAGGCGTTAATTCCATCTGGTAGTATACCAAGAAAAACATTTAAAATCACTACAAATGGAATTAGTATATCAAATATATTTTCAGTTAAAAGATTAATACGAAAATATTCAAATAAGTATGTAACTGATGTTTTAAACGTATACAAAAACTTAAATGAGGATGAAATTTTTATTACATCATCATCATTACCATCTTATCTTAATCCGGATACATTAAAAACATTCAAGTATACCTTGAGTGGATTATTTTCTGGAGATACTATAGATATTCAGAATCACGGATTTATTACTGGTGATGAAATAGAATATAAATTTGAAAATTCTAATCAAAGTCTTGGTATTTCTTCTGGTGTATATTATGTTAAAAAAATTAATGGTTCTCAATCTCAATTAAAACTCTCTAGTAGTAAATATGATATTGAAAATGAGAAATTTGTCAGTATAGGTGCAACTAATTTAGATATTTCATCAAATAATACTATATCTTTATTAAGATTATCAAAAGAGAATGATTTTATAGATTCTCAAAGACTTGTTAGAGTAATTAAAAATCCCATAAACGATGGTAAAACTTATAAAACCCCAACAGGAACAACTGGAATTTTAATTAATGGTGTTGAAATTTTAAATTATAAATCAAATGATTTTGTCTATTATGGTCCCATTAAATCAATAGAAGTATTATCTACAGGAAATAATTATGATGTCATAAATCCGCCTAGTCTTGAAATTTCTTCTTCAATTGGATCAACTGCAAAAGGTTATTGTGGAGTAGAAGGTTCTCTGAATAAAATTAACATTATAGATGGTGGCTTTGATTATATTGATACTCCATTAATTACTATATCTGGTGGTGGTGGATTTGGAGCAAAAGCGTTTGTAAAGATGGTTTCATATGAACATTTTATAGATTTTAATTCATCATCATCAAATTTGAATATTTCATTATCTAATGATGTTATTGGATTCTCAACATCTCATAAATTTAGAGATGGTGAATCTGTAATCTATCAAACATCAAATAATCAACCAATTGGTGGATTAACTACTGATGCAAAATATTTTGTCAGAGTAATAGATGATAACAGAATAAAACTACATAAATCTTACAACGAATCAATTGTAGGTATTAACACAATAAACATAACATCATTTGGGGTGGGAAATCATAGATTTAATTCCACAAACAAAAAGAAAAAAATTGATTCTATTGTAATTGAAAGTGAAGGAAGTGATTATAAGAATAAGAAAATATCAATTCCATCATCAGGAATAAACACGACAAATAATACTATAAATTCTGAGCAAATTCCTTATGTTGATGGTGACATTATCTATTATTATGGAGGAACAAGTAATATAAGTGGATTATCTACAGGAAGTTACTATATAACAAAAGTCAATGAGACTTCTTTTAAATTATCTCAAGTTGGAGTTGGTTCCACTTCAAGAGACTTTTATTATAGAACAAACCAATATGTAGATTTAAAATCAAATGGTGTAGGTAATCATATATTTAACTATGAGCCAATTGAAGTAAAAGTTACTGGTAAATTGGGAATTTCTACAGTATCATCTATTGATTTATCTGCAAAAGTACAACCAGTTTTTAGAGGAAAAATAACTTCAGTATTTTCATATGAAGGTGGTGTTGGTTATGGTTCATCTGAAATTATTAATTTCAACAAACAACCAGACTATAATTTAAATATGGGCTCAAATGCTATTTTGACTCCTATTGTTTCAAATGGAAAAATAGTAAGTGTGGTTATTAATAATCCTGGTGATGCTTATAATTCTCCTCCAGATTTAGTTGTCAGAGGATTTGGAATAGGATCTAAATTAACAGCAGTCATAGAAAATGGAAAAATTGTAGACGTAAAGGTTATAAGTGGAGGAATTAACTATGAACAAAAAAATACATCAATAGATGTGTTAACTTCTGGAGATGGATGTAAATTAAAATTCTATCCTGAGGTTTGGAATATTAATAATTTCTCAAGAATAATAGACTATAAAAAATCATCTATTGACGATGATGGTATTGTATGTGAGGGAAATAATTCAGAATATGGAAATCAATATGTTCACTTATATGCTCCCAGATCTCTGAGAAGTAGAGTATATACAGAATTTATTTCAGGTGGATTAGTAAATTATAGAAGTGATGCTGAGAATGATAAAGATGAAAATCAAATAAAATATCATTCACCTCTCATTGGATGGGCTTACGATGGGAATCCAATTTATGGACCATATGGTTATATTTCACCGACAAATAAAAAAGTAAAACAATTATCATCTGGTTACAAATCACCAATAGATAATCAACAAAATAGACCAAATAAAAATATTTTTCCTGCAGGATTTTTTGTAGAAGACTATATTTTTACTGATAGTGGAGATTTAGACGAACATAATGGAAGATTTTGTGTTACTCCAGAATATCCAAATGGAACTTATGCATATTTTATGACAGTAGATCCTATAAAAACATTAGGAAGTGTAAAGGAACCTACATTCCCATATATTATAGGAAATACATTTAAATCTAAGCCGATAGAATTTAATTTGGATGTAAAATCAAATCAAGATTTATATGATTTAAATAATCCAAATTATATTAGAAATACAAATCCGTGTAATACTTTAAGTGAAAATTCAGCATATGACCATATATTAAAGCTATCACAATTATCAGATCAAAAAATAAAAATAAGAAGTACAAAAAAAGGATCAATAGACTCTGTAAAAATAGTTTCAGGTGGAAATAATTATAAAATTGGTGACAGATTGATATTCAATAATGTCAATAGTAGAGGAAATGGGGTATCGGCTAAAGTAAATTATATAAAAGGAAAAACTATTAGTGGAATATCTCAAACATCTAGAGTTACAAGTGATGTTGAATTTTATCCATTATCATCTTCAAATAGATTGATCGGATTTTCTAGTAATATTCATAATTTTCAAGATAATGATTATATTTTCATTAATTCTTTATCTGATTATGACTCATCGGTGCAGGGAGGTTTTAATATTGGGATAAGATCAGAATCTTTAATACTTAGTGTTGGTGTAGCAGATACATCAGTAACTGGAATTGTTACTTATTTTTATGTTTCAGGAATTCTCGATTTTCCATCAATAAGAGAAAATGACATTTTAAGAATTGATTCTGAAGATATTAAAGTTCTGAATATTGATAAGGATTCATCTAGAATTAGAGTTTTGAGAAACCAAAACCTGACAGTTTCTTCTGCACATTCTGCATACTCATATCTATATGAGAGACCAAGAAAATTTTATATCAATTTAAATACTGATTTAAAAAATAAAAATTATAAATTGAATACTCAATTATATTTTGATCCAAGAGAATCTCTTGGTATAGGGACAATAGTTGGCATTGGATATACAATAACGTTTTCAAATCCAGGGGTAGGGAAAACTAGTATTATAGTACCAACAAAATCAATATATTTAAAAGACCACAAGTTAGAAACTGGAGATCAATTAATATACAATGTAAATAGTGGAATTGGAATAACAGTATCAAATGGAATTACTAACTTTACACTTACAAATAATAGTGTTGTTTATGTTGCAAAAATATCAAATGATTTAGTTGGAATATCAACAGTTAAAGTTGGACTTGGAACAACAGGAGAATTTGTAGGAATATCACAAACTGCATCCACTCTATTTTTTACTGGTCCTGGAACTGGAAATTACCATAGCTTTACAACAAATTATAATAGTGTATCAAAGGGAAATATAGTAAAAAATACTATAACTGTATCTGTAGCGTCTACTCATAAATTAAGTTTAAATGATTCGGTTGTAATTGAAGCATTTCCTGGAATTTCAACTACATTAGTAGTAAAATATAACGATTATCATAATATGATGATTATTAACCCAAGATCTATTTCATCTATAGATACGGTTAACAATCTGATTTTAATTGATGGTCATAATTATACTACAGGAGAAAAATTAATTTATACTTCTCCCACACCTTCCATTGGGTTGGAAAATCAAGGAATATATTATGTTATAGTTTATGATGAAAATCGAATTAGACTTTCAAATTCATATTACAATGCTACAAGAAAAGATAAAGTAGCAATCAGTATTACAAGTTCTTCTTCTGGAACTTTATCTCAGATAAATCCAAAAATAAAAATTATTAAAAACCAAAATGTAATTTTTGATTTATCTGATTCATCTCTATCTTCACCACTACTAGGTTTAGGAAATACTTCTGCATTTGATTTCAATTTATTTTCTGATAGAAATTTTAAAACATTATTTTTTCCAATAAATTCTGATGGTACTTCTAAAATTAATAAGGTTGGAAATATTGGAATTAGTTCTAATGCTATTCTTAAATTTAAGGTAGACTCTGAATTTCCTAACTTTATTTACTATAATTTAACACCAAAAATTATTCAAAATGCAGAAACATTAAATCTAGAGTCTGATGAAGATGCAATAGAAAATAATAAAATTATTTTTACAAACAGTAATTTGAATGGTTCTAAAATAATTTCAGGAATAACATCCAATACTTTCAGTTTTCAAAATGATTATCTTGAAAATATTGATTATTCTTCTTTAAGTGGAGATTTTAGATATTATACAAATTCATCATCAGAAACTGGAGAAATAGAAGCTATTAAAATTACTTCAGAAGGAACACTCTATGAAAAATTACCTTCCATTTCATCAGTTTCTTCTCTATATGGAAGCGGTGCAATTTTAATCCCACAAAGTAACACTATAGGAAAAATTAATAAGTGTGATATAAGTGATATTGGATATGATTATCCAATTGATAAAACATTAAAACCAGTTGTTAAGTTCCCTTCTATTATTAGAGTTGAACCTCTATCCACAATAGAATCTATTGATGTACTTTTTCCTGGAGTAAATTATATTACAAAGCCAAATTTAATTATCATTGATGGTTTTACTGATAATGTAGTTAATGATGTATATTTAGATTATGATATAATTAAATCAAAAATTAATATTATTAAAAATACAAAAGGTCTTTATAATGTAACGCCAAGGATAATTCCTATCAATAATTCAAATGGTCTAGGAATAAGCTCAATATCGTATAACTCATCAACAAAAATAGTTACTGCTTTCTTTACAAAGCAATTTAGCGATCCTGGAACATTTCCATTTTCAGTTGGAGAAAATGTTTTTGTTGAAGGAGTTTCCGTTGTAAATTCATCAGATAAAGGATTTAATTCTAAAAATTATAATTATGCAGTTTTTCCTATAGTTGGAGTTAATACAAATCTGGGAGGTTCTGGATCTGCAATTACATACTCTTTAGAAAATTATATTGAATCTACAGAAAATACTGGAATATTTGATTCTCAAAATTCATCCGGAAGAATTATATCTGAAAATCACTTCCCTAAGTTTAAAATAAATCTATCAAAAAATTATTTTATCTATGGTGAGGAAGTTGTAAGTAGTGATATAAAGGGAAAAGTATTAAAATGGGATTCCGAAAATGAATATTTAAATGTTGAAGTTATAAAGGATTTTGACATAAATTCATTAATTACCGGAACAACATCAAAATCACAAGCATTCATTAGAGATATATTTAAAAATGAATCGTTCTGTAATATAGATTCTTCATCCATTGTCAATGGCAATTGGAATAAAGATACGGGGTTTTTAAACAACAACTCACAAAGAATACAAGATAATGATTATTATCAAAATTTTTCATACTCTTTGAAATCTGAGATTCCAATTCAAGAATGGAATGATGCTGTCAGTAATTTAAATCACACCTTAGGATTCAAAAAATTCAGTGATTTGATTGTGGAATCAATCCCATTGGTATCTGGAATTTCAACTACTCAAAATGAAGGATTATTGTCTTCTATATCTGACTTAAATAGTATAGTTGATATTGAATGTATAAATGATTATGATTTAGTTTCTGAAAATTATTTTTATGTCCAAGACACTTTAACTAGTGATGAAATAATATTTAATTCAGTAATACTACAGGATTATTTT